GAGCTGCAGTTATTGCCGATTACATAGAGTGCGATCAAAGTGCTGCTGCTTGGATAAGACCTGAACAATTAGAGTTATCATTATGAGCGAAGAGAAACAGACTCGTGGACCGACTTGGCGGATGAGGGAGTGGGGACGCACAGCGTACCGTAACCGACAAGCAAAGCTGAGAGCAGAGGGTGAGTCTTCATCGACTGAAGCTGCGAAACGATTGCTACGGGTCATGGCACCAAGGTTAGGTAAGCGAGTGGATGATTTCATGTACACATTCGGAGGTAACACCGAGCATACTACACCATTGTTTCTTACCTTTGTATTGGATATGTGTCCGTACAGGATAGCTTCGATGGCTTTACAGACCGTGCTTGATAACCTCCAATTTAATTTACCTGTCGGACGGATGGCGTATAAGATCGGCAAAGCATTTGAGAACCAAGCGAGATGGGACAAAGCGATGGAGCTGATGCATCCACACAAGAAAGATTTACTTGCTCTTGACGACCGATCTAAAGCGATGAAGCTCAAGCAGTTTTACGACTATGAGGAGGAACGCTTTACGCTGTGGGATACTAAGTGTAAGGCGGGACTGGGTGCTTGGTTGTTGGAAGAGATACGAGTTGAGACTGGTGTATGGGAGATCGGCTTTGCTGTTGGCACTCAGAAGGGACACAAACCGGAGCGTATCTGTGTACCGAGTGGTGAGTATACGGACTGGGTAAAACGATTTGATGCGTGGAAAGAAACGACCCGTGTATTCAAGATGGCATTGCCTGATCAACCGATTGACTGGCACACATTAGTGGGTGGAGGGTACAGCTTAAAGCATATGCCACCACAAGAGTTCTTCACAGGTAAGCCGTTGTCTTGGTTTAAAGATTACGAGAGTAGCTACCAACACGCCTTCAGTGCTGTTAATAAACTTCAGAAGGTAAGTTGGAAAATCAACAAAGAGATTTTAGAAATTACTCGAAAATGTTACGACAATAAGCGAGTGGTTGGAAACATACCGAACTTCTCCGAGATACCAGAGCAACCGAGGTACACAGGTAATGACGAGACGGAACTGAGGGCGTGGAAGCTGAAGCAAAAGGACATCAAGCAGATGAATGAAGCGAACAGCAGTAAACGTTACCTGACCTTACGTGTCCTTCACCTAGCTAAGATTTATAGTGAGTGGGATAAGTTTTACTTTCCGTATAGGTGTGATTATCGAGGCAGAGTGTACGCTATTCCGTACTACTTACATCCACAGGGGTCTGACTTAGCGAAAAGTTTGTTGGACTTTAGTAACGGACAGCAGGTGGTGGATGAAGAGGATGTTATGTCGATATTTCTGCACGGTGCAAACATGTGGGGCGTAAAAGGTACACGGGATCAACGTATTGAGTGGGTTGGTAAGCGTCAGAACTTTATACTTGAAGCAGCGAATGACCCACACGGAACCGATTGGTGGACCGAGGCAGCTGATCCGTTTTGTTTCCTTCGTTTCTGTCTGGAGTTTAAGCAATTCACAGAAGAGGGGTACGGATATGTATCGTATCTACCTGTTCGTCAGGATTGTTCCAATAACGGTATGCAGATACTGAGTTTGTTATTGCGGGACAAAGAGACCGGACGGATGTGTAACCTTGTAGAAGAGGACAGAGCGAATGATATGTATCAAGAGTTTGCTGACCGTGTATACGATGAGTTACAGGCAGATGGTAGTTTTATCGCACAGGAGTGGTTGAAGTTTGGTATCTCTAGAAAGTTAGCGAAGCTTGCCATCATGAACCGACCGTATGGAGCGACCCACTACAACCTCGTACAAGATGTGTTCAAAAGTATCGGAGTGAACCACAACTGGTCAAGTACTGGTGAGATGCTCACTGCTGTTATCTATTTATGTAAGATCGTGAATCGATTAGCAGATCAAACGTGTCGTCCAGTAAACAGAGTGATGAAGTTCCTTCGTGAATGTGTACGATCATTGGGGTGTGAAGAACCGATCACTTGGTCCACACCTACAGGATTCAAAGTTGTACAAAGCTACCGTAAATTTAAGAAGTTACAGGTAGAGTCTGTGTTTCAAAACATGAGCATCAGTATAACAACAGATGAGCTTGGAGATAACATAGATGAAAGAGGACAATGTAACTCTATCACTGCTAACTTTATTCACAGCCTTGACGCTTGTATCGTACATCAAGTTGCTAATGAGGTTGACTTTGACCTCGCTACTATACATGACTGTTTCGTGACCCACGCTTGTAATGCACGCAGAATAAATACAATTGTACGAGAGATGTATACAAAGACTTTCACTGTTGATCTCCTGACTGAGTTCCGAATGGAGCAAATCAACAACAACCCAGAAGCAGTACTGCCTGATGTGCCGGAACTTGGAGACTTAGATGTGTCCGCAGTTAAACGCCAGCAGTATCTGTTATCTTAATAACCAATAACACACTGAGAAATATGACAGTAAAAGCTAGAATAAAAAAAGAAATATTAAAAGTAAAAGGAACTGCTAAGTTTTGCCACTTAAACGAACCTAATAAAACATACAAGAAAGAGTACGGCGAGTATCAATGCGATGTTGTAGTAACACAAGAGGTGGTCGAGCAGCTTAAAGCACAGCTTAAACCTTTTTATGAGAAAGACTAAAGACGGAAAGGAATATTTTTTCAGTGTTCCTATGTACGATTCAAAAACTCAACCTTTACCTAAAGACGTGCAAGTATGGGGCGGTAGTGAGGTAGTAGTAGCTTTTACTTGTAACTTTTGGCACACAGATTTGATGGGGTTTGGAGTGACTTTTCAGATTGAAGGGGTGCAAGTATTAAAGTTAGCTAACGGAGGAGTAGGCGGAGTGGCTGCTGAAAAGTTTGGATTCACTGAAGAAGAAGGATACATCGCTAATGGAGGTGAAGACTTGACCGGAGCATTTGATGCGGAAGAGACAGAAGAGACAACGCTCACAGCGAACTTCTAATTATCGTTCCGGATTCGAAGCTAAATTAGCACACCAACTTCAGCGTGGTGGTGTCAGTTTCCAATACGAAACGTTAAAGTTAGAATACACTAAGACGGCAACTTATACTCCCGACTTCATATTACCCAACGGCATCATCATAGAAGCCAAGGGTGTATGGACAGTGGAGGATAGAACGAAGCATCTACTAGTTAGAGAGCAGCATCCACACCTAGACATAAGACTAGTATTTATGAATGCTTCTAATAAGATTCGTAAGGGAAGCGACACCACCTACGCTAAATGGTGTGAGAAAAAGAATATACTATATGCAAACAAAACTATACCTAAATCATGGCTTTCACAACCACCCATCAACCATGCAGTAAGTGCGGATCAAGTGACGCATTGTCCACCAACGACGACGGTAGCACCCATTGTTTCAGTTGCGACGATCACGTTGGAGCCGGACGAATGAAGAACGAAACCACCTCCCCAACACCGAGAGATTACGTACGAGGAGAACCACAAGCTATAGCACGACGCAACCTCACCGAAGACACTTGTCGGAAGTGGGGGTACTGGTGTGGTGCTATGAATGGTGAACCTGTACAGATAGCTAACTATAAAACACGGGACGGCAAGACTTGCGGACAAAAGATTCGTACGCCGAACAAGAAGTTCCACATTAAAGGAGAGCTACTTGGACTGTACGGTCAGCACCTTTGGCGAGATGGTGGTCGTCGTGTCATTGTGGTGGAAGGAGAGATCGATGCGTTATCTACTTCTCAAGCAATGGATAACAAGTGGCCTGTCGTATCTGTACCGAACGGAGCTGGAGCAGCTAAGAAATATGTAGCTCAAGCAATCGACTGGTTAGATCGTTACGAACAAGTGGTCTTCTGTTTTGATATGGATGATGTCGGACGGAAGGGAGCAGCAGAATGTGCAGCCCTCTTAACACCCGGCAAAGCGTACATCGCAGAGATACCACTGAAGGACCCATCTGATATGCTAGTAGCGGGGAGGGCGAAGGAGTTAGTCAGTTGCTTGTTCGATGCGAGAGAGTACAGACCAGACGGCATCGTAAACGGTAAGGAGTTGTGGGATGTTATCGCTGATAAGCAACACAGTAAATCTATACCTTATCCGTATGCTGGACTGAACGAGCTGACACTTGGACTTAGACAAGGAGAACTTGTTACGGTGTGTGCAGGTAGTGGTATCGGTAAGTCGTTATTCTGTAGAGAGATAGCACACCACATCCTTGGACTAAACGAGAAGGTAGGATACATAGCTCTTGAAGAAAGTGTACGACGCACAGCTCTGGGTATCATGGGTATCCACATAAACAAACCTATCCACCTTGAGGAAGACGATACAAGTGAGGAGGTACTGCGACCTGCGTTTGAAGAGACGGTAGGTAACGGGAACTTTTACACTTACGATCACTTCGGTTCGATGGATAGCGACAACTTACTAGGTAAGATAAAGTATCTAGTGAAAGGGTACGATTGTAAGTGGATATTCTTGGACCACCTATCGATTGTTGTGAGTGGTATCCAAGGAGACGACGAGCGACGCTTGATCGACAACACCATGACTAAACTTAGGAGTCTTGTTGAAGAGACAGGATGTGGTATGGTACTTGTCAGCCATCTGAAGCGTGTCGATAGTGGACACGAAGAGGGAGGACGAGTAAGTCTGCACCACCTAAGAGGTAGTCAAGCAATCGCACAGCTGTCGGACATGGTGATCGGTCTGGAACGTAACCAA